CCCCAATGTGCAGCACTTCTGTTCATCATATGATCTTCTGATAGATATATACTAGAACTAATATCAACTAAATCTAGATTCAATCCTCCATAGCGTTGATAATCTGTTCCTCCATCTATCATTGTTTCATTAGTACAGCTACATGTTTTGTAATCATGTCTGTTATATGATGTAAGCACTTCTCCACATTCTCTACATTGTACTCTATTGAGTATTATTTGTTTTTCCATAATGTTATCTATCACATTCAACAAATGCTTCTGGGTACTCTTTTAATGCATTAAGATATTTTTCTATCCAAGGTACAAAATTATGATACATTCCCCAACCATTAGGACTGTTAAACTTTTCATAATGTTTTGGTCTATCTTTCATATCTTCTAATCCTTTTTCTATAATAGAAATTATCTCATTTGCTTTTACAGGATTAGCTTCTTCAAACGCATACTGAGCATCATAATCACTTTCAGGAATATTATATCCTTCTTTTAATTCATATGGTCTCCATAGTGCTTCATATAATCCAGCAGCTTCAGCCATCTTTCCTAGATTATGTGTAATGTTTGAACTATACAAAGATTCTCTTTGTGGTTCTAATGTTTTACCTTCGTCATAAGTGACATGGTAATTTCTATATAATGTTACGTCTAAACTCATATTTTTTCTAATTTTAATTTAAATTTGGTCCCATCAGCAGTTTCTATTACACCATTTGAATCAATATTTTTAACTACTTTATAAATATCAATATGCCTAATCTTTAAGGATTCACATATAGCTGCTCTACAAGTATGGCCAGCTATTCCATTTAATCTATATGAGTTCATATCAACTCTTCTTTCACAAGAATTTCTCTAACCTTTTTTACAAGTTCTTCCATAGTACCATCATTGATGATTTCATAGTCAAACTTAGCTTTGTCAAGAGATGTTTCTGATGGATGTAATCTAGCAGTGTTTTTGCTTTTCTTAACGGGTCTTGTTACTCTAATAGTAATACCATTTCTTTTTACAACAGCTTCCATCTCATTAGGAAATCTCATATCTGTAATAATCCAATTAGGAAGTCTTTCACCTGTATCTCCTGTATAATGAAATGAAAGGATGTAATCAGCAAACAAAGCATTAACCCATACATTTGTATGTAATCCATCACGCATTGCTTCTGTACCAAGTCTTTGAAGAAACTCCCTTACGCTCATCATTACATTAAACTGCATGTCAGCAAATGGCGGTATTGAATTAAGTGGTATGTCTTGTACTGTACCCCATTCAACATCTAAAAGGTTTTTCTTAAATTCTTGGTCTTCAAACTTTTCTACAGGAATGCCTGTAAGTATTGAAGCAATTTGTTTTAGTTTGCCAGCAAACTTTTTAATTTCACAAGATTGATTTTTGTTTGTCAAAAGCAATCCTTGAATTATTGTGCCAATTGTATCTTTTCCAGATCCCATACGGCCTGATATACCTATAATCATAATTGTGGTTTTTTAAATTTTGGACTACATCCTAATAATATACCTCTTGATACAGCTTCTTTACGCCATTTAGGTACTTTAAGTTCTTTTAGATGTCTCTTGACAATTTCTTCATATATTTCTTGATTAATTTGATAATCATTGTAAGGAATAATTTTTTGTCCCTGTTCATTTAATTCAGCAGATTCAATTAAGTAATCCCAACTTACAGATGGTTCTGACACAGCATACAATTCTGTATATATGCTGGTCATAACATCTTCTATCTTTTTATCTAATGCTTTTGTCATATTAAAATAATCTTAGTTGATTTGATGATACAGTTAAAATGCCATTTATTTCATTTTCTATAGCTTGTAAATAATAACCTTTATCAATATTATATGAATCCCATTTAGGTTCCATTTTCATTTTATTAAAGATTGCTTGTATCCATTTTCCTGCCTCTAATTGTATTTCTCTTTTGTCAACAGTATTTAACTTTATAATTTTAACTCCACTTTTAGATATATAATATCTATTAGTTCTTTGAAGATCATCTTGTACAAAAGCACCTTGTTTGATAGATCTTGCTACACATTTCCAATCACCATTTGATTTAAAACCAATACAATAATCAAGTATATTTTTGTTTTGTTCTAGATACTCTTCTGGAAGAATATTATGTACAAAATACTGATGTATTGCTTTTGGTATAACTAACTTAGATTTATTTTTATGTAACTGTAGATTATGAAAATCAAATCTACCTTTTAACTTCACTGCAGCATAACTAAACTTATCATTTTCCACTTTAAATATATAATGAGGATCTGATTGTTTAATTTCTCTCCATTTGGTAATGTTAACTTCTTTAAAATTATTAACACCTATGTAATTGTTTACATCTCCAAGGACTAACTTTTGATATTGATCATGCTCTAATGAAAGATTTGTGGTTTCCTCCCATTCTTTACAAATAAGCATATATTCATCATAGTACTTTCTAGGTATTATTGTTTCAACACCATCTGTATTATGTAATAATGATATTGCACCAGGGATTCTTTCCATAATTTGCTCATAAAGCATCATCAAAGTCAATTGACCATTGATTGTAATCTTCATACATAACTCAGGATCATAAAAGAAGCTGTTTTCATCATTGCTAAGACCAAAAGTAGAGTTAAGTATAATCTTGTATACATAATTCATTGGATTGTTCTTAGGGATCTTCTTACGCTCTTCAAAGAACCATTCATATTGGTCACAAAATGCATCAACAGGGAAATGTCCCGGTGACCATCTATTTCTAATTGCAAGATTAGGATAAAAACTGGTAACATCTGAAGACATTATAATCATATCTTCATTGCTTTCATAAACACCTTTCTTTCTTGCACCATGCACACCACCTAAACCAAAGTCAGTTTTAACATCTTTATAGTTAATACTATACCTAAAACTACCTTTTAAACTATGAGCATATATTTCTAATGCATTAAATCTTTGTAATAAAGTACTAAACTCAGTAGAAGTAAACTTAATGTAGGGTAATATGATGTCTTTGATTTTAATAATATCTCTATGTGTTCTCATATTCCTTAATTCTTTTTTAGGAATATTTAGTTTTTCAGATAAATAGTATCCAAATAACTCTTTACTGATTCTTGGTTCAGAGGCACTAAATAAATTAATACCATATGTTTTAGTCAATTCTTTTCTTAATGCTATCTGTGATTTTGATCTGTTATATATTTCTTTAGTTGACTTAACATCATTAATACAGTATTCTAATATTGTATCAATCTCTTCTTTTGTAGTTATAGCTGACTCATGATGAATAGGCATTTCAAGAATGTTATCCCAATCCATGCTATATTGGATCCATTTCAAACTAGAACGCTTGGCTGGATTGTCCCAGTGATGCATTTTAAAGATATCTATTTGCCCAATTGCTAATTTCCATTGAGGATAATCAGCAAACTCTTTTTTATTGCTTTTTTCTATAGTTCTTTGAGCATATCTATAAATTATATTGGCAATCTCACAACCTGTAAAATCTAACCAATCATTACGGTTATCTAATATAAACTGTGTTATTTGAGAATCAAATGCCAAACCATTATAAGATATATGCCATTCTTTATTGGTTATATTTTCATTTAAAAAACTTATAAACTTACCTAAATCATTTTGCAAGTCATGAACAACAAAAACCTTGGTTTCCAAAGTTTTATAATTTTCAAATACACCTGTAAAACAATTAGATAATGTTTCATAATCCATCACCCAATGCTTCATATTTTATTGTTTAGAGCAAAAAAAAAGACATAAGTTAATACATCTTCTTTCTTGAATTAATAATTGATTAAACTATGCTTGCAAGATGATGTTAGATTTTTTTGTTTCTTTAAGTTCAACAAAATAAGCTTTATAATCAAATGAAGCAGCATTGATACCAAACAAATTAATAAATGTTTCAATATCTTCTTTTTCAGTAAGATAAAATTCAGAAAAAGTATCCACTAATCTTCTTTCTTCTTTAACTGTCTTACCAGTCTGTGGATTTGGAGTTTTTAATCTCATTGGTTGACCATCTTCATCTAGTTTTGCAACCATATGATAAGATTGTTTCATTACTTTGCTAATTACAGCTAAAATGCCTGACGTAGGGTCATACATAGCTTCAACATATGGTGAGTCATTACTCACAGGAATCATGGTAAAAGATTTGGCATTTCTAAAACTTGATGTTACCAACATCATGTTTTGCCCAATTAATTGTGACATATTGTTAATTTTTATTTTTCAAAGATATAGAACTATTTTTAATTTTTTCACATAACAGTTCATTTTTTTTAAAGTATAATGTTTCTTTTTCTAAATCTGGGATACTACAAACTTCAAAAACCTCTTCAATTTGTTTTATTGAAACATCTAAAGCTTCTGCATAAAGTTTATGTGCTGAATTAGGAGATAAAAATAAACTTACATATTCTGAGATATTACCTTTATTTCCAAAGAAATCTAAAATTGTGATTTTTGTATCTAAACTAAATTTAGAATACTGCCCATCAATAAATCTTTTAAAATCTGTTTTATATTGGGTAAAGTCAAAAATAAATAAGTGTCTATCTTCATCAAGTTGTACATATTCATAAAACAATGAGTGTTTTTTAAGATATGAATCAGAAAATAACTCAAACTTTTCAGTTGTACCTACATTGTACTCACACAAAAACTTATTTTCATCAATAGTAATCAAGTGCTCCCAGCAGACATACGTCTGCACAGGAACAAATGGTAAGCCAGATCTAAATCTCAATAATGGATAAAGAAATACTTTGCTTTTTTGAAAATAATCAGTGTATACACCCTTCATACTTATAATTTAACATTTCCTAAAAGGAAATCATATGGTAATGAATAATTTTTTTCTGTATAGTGATAAGTGGCTCTTTCAATTACATCTTCCAATGCGGCTGCCCATCCATTTAATGTTTCATCTGTAACATCAAAAACATATACTTGATTGTACTTATCTACAACAACAAATTTAAACAAAATATTGTATTCTTGTTCAGTTTCAGCCAAATTTGCAAAAACTAATTTGCAATATATAGCTGCTTGCAACCAATAATTATAAAAATCAATGGTTTCTTTGAAGTCTGAAATAGTTTTACCTGTTGTTTTAAGGTCACAGATAGTGACTGTTTTTGTAGAGTGATTAATTTTATAATAATCTAGGTAACCATGGAGGCCAAAAGGTTTATCTAATAAATCAGATGTTAAGTACTTTTCTGCATGTGTTTCAATTGGATCTAACTCAAAGTCAGTTTGTACATCTTCAAACAATGACATTACATCTTTGTTACTTTTAATGTTCTCAGCTTGATCTTTACATTTTGCTAGAGTATCTCCATCTACAGCATCTTTACTACTGTTTTTTAGATAGTCCCAATAAGACTCATTATCTACAGTTTGAATTTTTTCCAATCTAGCATCATCTAATTTCAAGGTTTGATACAAATTTTGATCAATCAATACCTGTAATATTTCTTGTTGAAATGTTGAGTCTTGACTTAATAAACTTGAATCACGGTTTGCTGTAATCTTATATAAAGCATTCAATACTTTAATATTACTATCTGCAGGAAGCTTACCAGGCAAGATATTAAACTTATCATTAACTTTATCTTCTTCAAATAAGAGACAGTGAATTAACTTACCTTCAACTAAATGTTTATCAGTTCTGATCTCACGGTCTTCTAAAATATAATCCTTGTAAAACAAGGATGGTGAAAACAATAGTTTATTCAGTGATGAATAACTAAACTTAAAGTTTTTATTTGTGTAAAACTTTTCTTCTTTTACTAAATCTCTATACATTCTTTTTTTTCTATTATTAAGTTTTTAAATTTGTCTACTAAGTATATAGATTCTAGATCTATTGAAAACACATTGTTTTTACAACCAAAAGTATTTCTAATTACTGAATCATACATTTTTTTAATTGTTTTTTCTACAATAAAATCTGTTAATTTATTTTCTTCAGATAATAATGTTACATATTGATCATAAGCCCACTGACGGTTATTATCTTTACTACCAGAAAACCTCTCAAGTCTTTTACGTAATGTTTTTACATTGATGTTATTCCAGTTGTTAGTGTCTTTGAACCAATCATAATACCAAAAGAATAAAAAGCTAACAATATCAAAAGACTCTTCAACATTACAATTGGCTAGCATTTCTGTAGCTAAAGTTCTATTATCTTTATCACTACTAGTAATCATCTTTGATACTTGATCAAACTCCTCTTCACTTATTACTGCTAAATCTTCTGATATAATTTTATTAATTTCAACATCTTTTACAACTAATGCAGTTGTACTAGTTAATTGATTATATAAAACTATACCATCATTTTTAATAAGCATATCTCTATTACCATCAAAATCAAAATTAGAAAGTTTATCTGTAATTAAATCACCAACTGGTGATACATATCTATAGTCTTTAACAATAGCAATTCTTATATAAGCATCTTTTTCTACTACAGATAAAATATCCTTACATTTATTTAATCCAGATTCAGTTAAATCATCATTTTGTTTTAAAAAATTAAATATTTCAAACATTTGAGCATAACTAATTGATTTTCCCCAACTAAGTGTAAGTAAACTTAGAATTAATTTATCTGATATAATATGAATATCTGCTAATTCAGAATCTCTAATGATTTTTACATTAAATTTTGTTTTAAGCAAATCAACTTTTTGTCTTGGTAATTCTAAATTTGGATATCTATATATTTTTTTATCTTGTAAATCAATTGGTTGATTTGAAGTAGTTATACCTAGTAAATCAAGTTCTTTATCATCAGGACACCAACTATGTGATCTACCAAAATAATAACCATCTTCTTTCAAATTAAAACAGCCAATACCTAGTCTTTCTTTTCCATTAGACCAGGTTGAATGTTCTTTTGAAACTGTTATATCTAATGTATAATGTTTTTTTTTCATTTTATTTATTTTAAATATTTTAAATATTCAGGTTTTACTTGTACTTTAAATACATACAAGTCTCTATTACTAATATGAATTTCTTTTCTTACAATTGGTTCCAAGTATTTGAAATTAATTGAATTAAGTTTTTCATTTTGTTCTAACCAAAGAATCATATCATGTGCACTTTTTCTAGAGAATTTATTGAAATCAGATTGTTGTAACCAATACTGAACATCTTTATCTCTGTTAAAATTATACATGTGACGTTCTGCTTTCTGAGAAAACGCCCATAATAAATGATAGTTTTGTAAATAATCAATTGTAGGAATAACTTTTGCAGCTATAGCTTTATCTTCATCATTATAAGATGATAAATACTTTTGTATATCTTCTAACAATACTTCATCTAAAACTTGTTTATTTGCTGATTCATAGATTACTGTATCTGCATCAATTGTACCTACTAAACCTAAATCAATTTTATGTGCTAAATTTACTGCCATACCTGTAATCATCCATTCATCATATAATGAGTCACCAGTAGTACAATTATAATATCTTACCTTATTAGATAAGTTACCATCATAAATTACATCTCCCGAATAAACATCTACAGCTAAAACAGAACCATTTGTTTCATTAAGAGTTTGATAGTTCCATAACTTGGCCATTAATACAGTTGACTTAATATTTTCTCCACTTTCAAATCTTTCATAGATATCATTATGGGTAATAATCAAATCAGCTAATTCATAATCATTGGTTACAGTTATACCGTGTTCTTTTAAAGCAGATTTAATTCTATCTAATGAAACATTACACTTAGGCAATACAAAAGCTTTCTTTTTGGTTTTAAAAGTTGTACTATCTTCAGTACTAGTTATTAATATATCATTAATTTTTTTAAATGTTGTTTCATCTTGAGTAACTAATACATCTTCAACCACATTGGATGATAGAACCCCATAATATGGGGCACTATCTAATCCAAAATGATTTAAAGCAGCTGTCTCATATGATTGATAAACTGATTTATTTGCCATTTTATTTCATTGTCATTTTGATGATATCAGGGTTCATCATCATGCGGTTAAACTTCTGTTTGTTACCATTAAAGATTGTACGTACAATTAAATACTTAAGATCATTGGTAAAATAGTCTTTAGTACAAAGAGCTATTAATCTATCAGATATTTTTTGACTTACAGTATTATCTTTACTATAAACAACTGAATAGTTAGATAACCTTGTTGCTAAAGTAGCAGCAATGTCTGCACGGTATGAATCATCTTTACCAATACAACTTCTTAACTCACCTAAAATATATGATTCATTATCATGAGTCAACAAATCTTTAGGTGTTACCAGTTTGTCCAGTTTGTTGTTAATAAATGTAGTAAACATAGAAGCAAAAGCATCTCCAACAGAACCTTCACCAATCATTTGAATTAATGATAGGTTTGATTCAAAGTTATCAAAACTAGATATAGCATTGAAAAATGTTGTAATAGATCTTGCATTTGTTTCTAGTGTAACTAATTCTGGGTGTAATAACAAGAAGTTAATACATCTTGAGTCAATACCTGCTTCTTCTGCCCACTGTGCCCATACATTAACATCAAACTTAAGGTTTGCTGTAACATATCTTGTTTTTTGTGCAGCATCCACTGAATTTACCATATACTCACCATTGTCTGGATTTGCTGTTAATATGATGTGCCAATCTTTTGGTAATACCCAAGAGATATATGTTTGTCTATCTATTAACTCCATTACTGCTTGGATGAAGCGGGTGTCACTTCTATTCCAATCGTCAAGGAGAAGTATTCCACCTTCTTTTTTGTCAGCAATCCACTCAGGTGGACAATAAGACATCCTGTTCTTACCTGTCATTTTATATCCAGTTTTTAGATATTCTTGAACTGCAAGTTCATCAACCCATAATCCAACTTTTTTAGTAGCTGGTGCTTGTATATTAGCAAGGTCTGATGATGCAGCTGATCTTTGTGCTGCAGTATAGGATAAATCATCTATTTTAGGCTCTGAAACTCTTGTTTCTTTATACATTTGAAATTGACGTACTGGGAATCCTACTAAGTCACCCAACTCTTCTATCTGTGCAAGGTTAACCTTTACAAAGTTTAAGTTGTTTTCTTTAGCTAGCTCAACAATGGTAGATGTTTTACCAATTCCTGATTCTCCTAATACTTCTACTGATACAGATTGTTTACCTTGTGCTTGTAAAAATCTATTGTTTGTAATAATGTGATTCACAAACCCTTTTAATTCTGTTACATTTAAATTTACTTGTGCCATGTTTTTTTTCTATTAATTTAATTTATAATTCTGCATCAAATGAACAAGATCCTGTTTCTTGTATGCAATCTAATATTTTTCTCCCTAAAAGATAATCATAATATTCTGAAAGTTGATTTTCTGTTAATTCAGGTAATCCGCCTTCTTCTATATATGAAGCAAAAGATAACGGAGCATCATCTTGTGTTTTGTATAGATCAAAATATATTTTCAGTGCTGGTTTATGTCCTCCAAATGCATCTTCAATATTTTTTAATTCATTTTTTAATTCTTCTAAATCATCTTCATTATAATTATACTGTAAATAATTTGGTGTTTGACCTGTTACTCCAAATCTATCTGCAGCATCACTACTTTGAATAGCAAAAGCAAATTTACCTTCTATGTCTCCTGAATAATATCTTCCCATGATTAATTTAGTTTAATAACCTTACCAGGCAACTCTTCATTCATAGTAGAAATACTACTCAATACCCATAAAGCATTGTTTGGACAATTGCTTGGAGCATAAGCTTCTCCATCTGTCAAATATATTAGTGCTGTATAACACTTCTTTTCATTATAGTGGTCAATTACAGGTTGGAAACTTGTTCCACCTCTACCATGTATATTCCAATCTTTTTTTGGATTAAACTCTTCTACAGTTCTAAGTGTTGTATCACACTGCGCAACAGTAATCTTATGACCTGTTTTAGTCATATGACATAACTCATTGTAAAACTCTTTAAGCTCTGATGTATTTACAGATCCAGATGTGTCAATACCAACAAGAATATGATTTTTGAATTTAATCTTTAGTCCTGGGTTTTCAGCATATCTTTTATTGTATTTACGTCTCAGCTTTTTAGTGTACACTACAGATGAGTTTCCAACAAATCTTCTCAAATAAGCTTTCCAATCAAATTTAGCTGGCTCAATATGAAATAACTTTGCAATTAATTCACTTAACTCACCAGGAACATTTCCTTGTTTCTTTTGAGTTTGTTCAGCAGCCTCTTTTAACTGATGGTCTATTTGTTTTTGAACAAGTTTTTTATCAGCTTCAGGTAACTCATCAAATTCTTTCCATGTGCTATGGCAATACTCTGATTCACCATCCATCTGATCCATCAATGAATCTAATGAAGGAGATGTTCCATCTTCTTTGGCCTGTTCCAACAAATTGTAATAGACTTTGGTCCCTGCTTTAGTAGGAAGATTTAATTCAGGAAAACTACTTAGTAATAATCCACCGTCTGGTAGCAAATTTGAACTAATATATTGATTGATCTCTAGATCTGCAGCTATATTAAATAACTTGTGATCAGAATACAAATCTCTCATCAATAAATGTCCAAATGCTATGTGTAAGCATTTATGTTAACTCATACTTTCATATGAGATCAGACTATACCTTCATCCCTATTGGGATGGTCTATTGTAGTCGTTGAACCTCTTTCTTGGTTTATATGTGTCTAAGTAAATAATAAAAACTTTTCTTTTTCTTTCTAAACATGTAATATAATCTTTATACATGTAATTAAATAGATTAAGAGTATCTTGTAAAGAATGTTGTGTAATATAACAATCTTTATTTTTTTTAATAGTTTTATTTTTTACAGGTAATATACTTAATAAGTCAATTATAAATTTTTGTGAACCTGAACAAAAACCTGATTTTAAGATTTTCCAATCATTATTTTTTAGATTTTTGTAAATACCAACTGTACCATCTCCATCAAAATAACCTCTTATAAAGTGATGAATTAATTCATCATCTAGTATAGGTATTCTAATTGTTTTAGTTTTAGTTGGTGTACATCCTAAATTATTCAAATCATTATACATTTGTGCTGATGTTATCTGAGCTTTCCATATATATTTTTTAAATATTTTTTGATATTCACAATTTGGAGAATTATTTGATCCAATATCTGATAAAAATAGGTTTACCCATTCTTTGTCTTTTGAAGAAAAAATAACTTGTCCAGATTTACTTGCTTTTTTTGTAATACTACCATCTGCAAATAATACACCTAACCAATAGGCTTTTTTTTCTGTATTTATAACATTAAAAAAGTCATCTTGACATGTGTATTTCATTGATGATTCAGACAAAGTTCTTGATTTTACATTATTTCTTTTTAAAATAGCAAATACTGTTTTAACATTTATTGTTAAAATATCTGCAATCTTTTTACCTGATAATTTATCAGTAATGTAATAATTAATTACTTTTTGTTCTATTTCTGTTTTCATATATGTAAGTGTTTATATTACAATATACCAAAAATAAATCATATAGCCAAGAAATTTGGCTGCGGATTTCCCATTTAAATATTTTTATCTTTTTTACTATACCTGAGTAGTTAATTCAGCCACATACTACCTCACGGTGCATGCTTAGTAGATAAAACTTTAGGGAGTCCCCGTCAATTTAAGACATTTTACATATACATTGCTGTATAAGGAGCCCTAGTTAAGCTCATGCTTAATCAATCCAACTCTATGTGGTTCACTTAATTCAGTGAAAAAATTAGGGTTAATTGTTAACTGCATACCAATTCCATGTTTACTTACACCTGCTGTAGATATACGGTCACTGAATTGTTTATTTATACCAATTAAAAAAAGCCCGTAAAAGGGCTCATCTAGAATTAAAGTTTTGGTGGTTCTTGCAACACCATCTTGTATATTTATCATTTTTGTGGATATAATATTTTTAATAATATTTTTTGATAGACAACATAATCTCCAACATTTTTTACTGTAGAGTTAACATTTTTACCAACTAATTCTTCAGGTTTATACTTTTTATCAATAGCAATAAGAAAACGTGCTCTTTTTTCAAACAAAAATGATTTAGTAAATAATAAATCTAAAACATCTTTATCATCAAAGTTTAAGTTTTTGTAATTTTCTAAAGCTAATTCAAAGTCTTCTTCCTGACCCATAAACATTTCACGTAATGAAAAAAACTCTTTAACTGTTATTCTTGCCATCTGGTAAAATTTCTATAATTACTCCAGGATTAACTTTGTCATATTTGTACTCTACAAATACAGGTAATATACAATCTGCATTATCATCTTCAATCCAACCAAATGTAACCATATCATCTTGCACTGTTTGTGCGGGATTAATATAATCAAATTTATGTTTGCTGCCTCTGATAAATGTAAACTGGATACTTACGGGTTGTTGATGTTTGGCTAATTCAGCTTTAAATTCATCAGCGTACTGTGCATAATAATCTTTAGCTATTTTTCTATAATTTACAACAGTTTTGCTTGCTATAAAATACTTACCGGTCCATCTTCTACCATTTTTACTACTTGGGACTGAGCCCGGTATGAACCATTTCATTTTTTTATCTGTTTAAAATTTCTTTAAGTATAGGTTTTAATGTTTGATGTACAATATCAAAACCATGTTCACGCATAGAATCACTAATATCTTTAGACAAGGGCAATGCAAAGCCATCTAGATTATATAAACTTTTATACTTATCAATTGCTAGACTACCTGCAGTATCATTATCAAAGAATGTGATTACTTTTTTGTATTTCTTTTTTAAATGCTCAACAACATGGGGCTTAATCATTGTATTCTCACTGTCTGGTGCCAGTACTTCAATGTTATAACCAATACTTTTAAGACATAAGGCATCTTTTAATGATGAACAAATTACTAAATAAGGTTGAGTGTAGGTTAATTGATCAAAACCTTGAAGATATGATTTTACTTTATGAAACTTATGTTTACTTGATGGTTGATATATCTTATACAACTCATCATCTTTATCAAAATATCCATAGATAGAATGTCCTTCAATCTTTAACTTCTTAACTTCACTATTTTCTTCTTTAATTAAATTGTAATACTCAATAGGTTTAACATTATATTCTTTTAATAGGTTTAACCCTATTCTAAAATTTAACCAATATCTACCATCATTTTCAGTCCACTGTCTTGTATTAACAAAATCAATTTCCCATTTTGCTTGAACTTTAAAAGATACTTGTTCAAAATCAGTTGTTTTAACATAATTGTTATAATCATCTACTATTTTTCTAACAGCATCTCTATATTCCAAATTAAACATAAGTTTAACTAAGTCTATTTTGCTACCATTTTTACCAGTTGAAAAGTCCTTGAATTTATACATATTTATAGATTTATCTACATATATACAAAAGCTAGGAGTTTTGTCATTAGGATTAAAGATTGATTTAATCTTCACATCCTGACCTGTTAAGGGTTCTGATAAGTTTAAATAATATTGAAACACCCAATAGCTAGGAACATCTGAATCTTCTAATACTAAATTTTTTGTGTTAAGCATATTAAGAATATAAATAAAAATGGGACTGACATATTATAGCCAGTCCCATAATTAAATTAATTATTACAAATCAAAATCATCACCAGAACCAGTTGAAGCAGGTTCAAACTGACTTGTTGTAGGTGAATTTTTCTTCTCTATTTTTCTTAAGTGATTAACATTATTGCTATCAAAAGTTAATAATTTAGAATTTTCAACATTCAATGCTTCTATAGGCACACCTTCTTTACTAATTTTAGGTAAGTAAAGATCATTGTTTACATAACCCTCAGTGTTTTCCCACTCACGTGCACCAAGACATACATTTACATATGTTGGACCTGATAATAATTTATCACATTTTACCATCCAGTCTTCAATTGTATTAGCTTGAATAGCATCTAATCCAGCTCTTTTATCTAAAGCCTCAGCTAAAAATATCATTGCTTTCATTACCTCAGTATCTCTACTAATTTCTTTACCACTTGGTAATGTAGTGTCTTTATATGGATAAGGTGAATATCTCACTCTTCCTACTTGACCTTCATAACGTGCACCGTCAGGTTTATTCATATCTTTTAAAAATCCTTGAAAATCTCCTGTCATAGGTTCTGTTTCTACATGTAACATAATGTTATATGCTTGAGCATCATAAGGAGTTTTATCAAAACTAATTGAATTGATTTTTACTTTGTGATTTCCTGTTCCAACTACTGGTTTCTCTTTGCCTGAAGCGGCTGACATGTCTTTAGTACTTAACATAATTGCTTTTTTAATTAATTAATTTTATTTATTCTTCATATTTTTTGATGCAATCTTTTACAAATTGCAGATTGTTTGGGATGAAGTTTTCCTCAAACATTCCTTGGGGTGATTTACATGTGTTCTCTCCACTGTTTTGTGTTTCAAAACCATAGACAAGTTCACCATCATCATTTTTACTAACCTTACCAAATAAAACAATAGAAAATAGGCCTTCTAAAGTTAAAGCATTATCAATCATTTTACCAATTGTTTTTGCTTTAATTTTTCTATTCCCATTAATATCAGTTGAATCTTCTGAGTGAGTCAAAAAGAATACAGTAAGATCATCTCTCAAATCTTTAGGTAATTTAGCTACTTGAGCTAAATTTGCTGCAATTTGAGTAAATTTCTCATAACCTTTTTCATTTGCTCTATCAAAATATTCAAAAGAACTCATATATTGCCAATCATCTACAACCAAAGTCTTGATGTGTGGCATTTTTTCATTAACATGCAAAATAGCTTTAATAACTCCTGCTGCAGAAGATGATGATGCTAAGTTACCTTTTGGATTGTCTTTTGAAATTGCTGAATACATTCCTTTCCAACCTTTAAAAGGTAGTGGTTTGTTTGCAATATTAATTACAAAAGTTTCATCAGGATTTAGATGTCTGATTGATGTTGATTTGCCGGTCCCTGAGTCAGCAATGATTAATACACTTTGTGCCATATTTATTTATTATTTGTTAAGGATACTATTTAATGTTAATTGAATTGCTTTAAGTGTCTTATTAATATCAAGCAAAGCTTCAACTAATCCTGGTACTTCTTTTTTATCTGGATTAGGTAAATCAGGATTAGCAAAGTCATGGATTAACTTACCTCTGCTTGTTACATCATTTATAATTTTTAACTCACTAACTGGTATTATATGTCTTATAAATCCAGTACTTGATTCAATTAATTCATACTCTTCTCTCCAATGAGGATTATGTTTATGAAGATACAAAGTTCTTTTTGGGTCTTCTGTATCATAATTTATACTTACAAATTCAGTATAAATATCTTCATTCTTTTCAAACTCACTAGGAAAAAAACTAACATATAGTTCATCTTTTCCACTTGGCCTATAAGCCATTTTAGGGATATACAGTGCATTAATTATCCCATTAGTTTGGAAGTAATCTTCATGCTCTTCTCTTAATGCATTTACCTTAACTTTACGTTCATCAGGTGTTATTGCCATTTCTTTTGTTTTATTTAAATTTTTAGTGTTTATCATATTTTTATCTTCTTTCTTGAACTCCTGGTGTAGCCATTTCTTCAATTTGCATTGATTCAAACTTAGCTTTAAAGAAACTCATTCTAGTATCACCATTTCTTGCTTTAAGAAAATGTAGTACTATGGTTTTATCATCTGCAATAATATATCTATCCGGGCCATAAAATCTAATCTTTTGCTTTGCTGGTCTGTTGATACCAATTAAAGTATCAGCATGTTGTAGCATAGCATCTGAACCAAATATATCTGACTCAAGAATGTAATTACCATACTTACCATCTATTGCTCTTTCTGGGTTATCTATATTCCTATTAAGTTGAGATAAAGCAATAAACAAACAAGGATAGTCACGTTTACATTGAGTAAAGAACTCACCTAATTCAAATAACATATCTAATGTATTGTTTTGATAAGGTGCTCTTTTAACCAACATTGTGTGATCCAAAGTAATTATTGTTTTTACTCCTTTGTGTTGATGCATATACATATCAATTTGCTCACGCATTTGATTTACAGTCATGGGAGTACTTACAATATCTACAGGATGCTTCACTCTTTCTTTAGCATATTGATGACAAGTATTAAGTGTATCAGCAGTAATTAAACTTCCTGCACTACATAACTCTTTATAAGTTTTACCAGTGACAGATGAAAATTCTCTAATTGCTGAGGTTCTACCAACCATCTCATATTGAAACTCCAATACTCTAAATGAATCATTAGGATTCAATGCAAAAGACTCTCTTATGATTTGATCTTTAATTAATGTTTTACCTGAACCGGGTCTTCCACCAATAACCGTTAATGTATTCCACTCTAAACCATCAGTTGTAGCATCATTGAATTTTGGCCATGGTGTATATATAGACTTTTCCTCACCGGTTTGTCTTTTATACATGTATTTTAATGCATCATTAAAGGCAGCATATTGACCTATCCAAGATTCTGTTGGTTTACTCATTTTCTATAATGTTTATTACATCTTGAACATTTTCTATACTTGCATTACAAGATTTTTCATCAGGTATCCAAGTACCATCTCTTAACATTTGAAAATCTTCTAAAATAAGATTTAATTTATCAAGTATTTTGTCTATGTTATCTAATATCATAATTTTTCTATTTCTTGTTTAACTTCTTGGTAATATTTATACAAATACCAAACATTATCTGATGTTGGTTCATTTTGCTCAAACAATTCTTCAAATTCTTTCAATATCTCATCAACTGCTATTAATGCACAAACCACTGCATCTTCTAAAGTTATTTTTACAAATCTTTGTTCAAATAAATCTTCTCTTATTTTATAAACTAATTCTTTTGCTTTTTCTTTTGGTGTCATATCACATTTTCTTGAAAGTGTTTAGATTCTGTTTCTATACCATCTCTAATCATATCACAGTAATCTGCTAATGTAGATGATTTTACTTTGTGCTTGTCTTGTTTGCATATAAAATACTGACTAGTTTGCATATACATATATTGTGCATCCCGGTATTCATTTACATACATTTTAGTAGCTTTTATAATTTGTTCCCAAGTATAATCATATGTTTCAAATATCCATCTAAATGATTCAGATAACATTTTTACATTAACCCTAGCTGGTTTGCCACTGGGAAGTTTTATATTAGGAAATACTTCCCTATAGATATTTATTTTATCAACAAAGTCTTGACCCATTAACTGAGCATCTGTTTTCTTTTTTGCTTTGATAAAATAATTATCTAAATGTACTATCAAGCTTTTAGCTTCAGCACTCATTGTATATTTACCATTATCCAAGATTAAATAACCTAGTTTTTCTAGAGCTAACTTATCTTCAGTTGTTACTTGAGGCAAAGCAACTCCTTGCTTTATCCCAAATAATAATAGTACCTGATTTGGTGTTAAATTATTTTTCAGCATCATCTGAAATAGTTCCCACATATTGTTTGGTTTTATTTGTAGTTTTAATAATCAGATATATGATTTAAAAGAAGGGGAACAAATATAGACAAAATTTACCAATTAATCAATGGTTTATCTTGTTTTTTTAGTTCTAAATTTACTTTATTAAAGACATCATTATGGTCCCATTCTCCACCTTTATATGCAGCTGATGCTGGGTGTGAACATTTAAGTATTTTACAATCAGGTAATAAAGTTTCCCATTCTTCTGCTTTTTTACCCATCAAAATAAAAATTGTATTTTTCTTGTGTTTATTAAGATTAGCAAATATGTAATTTGTAAATGGTTTCCATAAGTTATAATGTGAACCAATTTTGTTAACCTCAACGGTAAATGCTGTATTAAGTAACAATACACCTTGGTTAGCCCAACGTCTTAAATCACATTCTTCAGGAGTATATATAACTTTACCTGTATCAGTAAAATCACCTATAGTTTTTTTAAGTATATATTGCAAAGACTTTTCTGCTGTTCCTTTTTTTGAGCAACTAAATGCTAAACCATCTGCTGATCCTAATTGAGGATATGGATCTTGTCCCACTATAACAACTTTAAGATTATCATATGAGCACTCTTTGAATGCATTAAATACATCTTTGAATGGTGGAGTAAATCTTAGACCATGGTTAACAGCTGCTTCTAGAAATACAAATATACCATCAAATGATGAACTATCTATAAAAGGATTAATTATTGTATCCCAACCTGATAGTTCTGAATCAGTTTTTATTTGTGTTTTAAATTTATTTATGTTTGTTTCCATTTTATTTATTTTAATTTGTATATTTGTCAATAAATATATTTTACTATGAGTGAAGAAAAAAAATTACAGACAATTGATACATATGATTTTAAAGATACCATTAAAGGTATTGAAGTATCAACAGCCTATATTGCAGGGCTTCAAAGAATTTTAACTGATATGTTCATAAATTATTCAGAAGGAACTGAAAAATTACCAGATTTGTTTAAAAAATTTGAACAAAATCTTGATAAAACTGATGAAGATAAAGGTGACTTGGGTCTTAATAAAGAACAAGCTGATATTTATACTTTATTTTCACTTCTTCAGTTGTTTAAATATCTTGCTAATAAACAAGGTTTAGCTAAAAAAACTGAAACTACAGCTACTATTGAAGAACTAAAAGAACTTGCTACAATGATGTCTAAGCAAGAAGATGTAACTGCAAAGTTAAAAGAACTTCAAGACAAGATAAAAGTCATAGATTAATTATCTTAATTGCATTCCGCTAAAATCTCCTATTTCTATACAAGCTTGAATAGCCAGGTTTAATTCATCTTTGTCACACTGACCAAAAGACTTGCAGTACTCTTCTTTATTTTTTGTAAAGCAGAGTCCTGCTTTTCTTTTTACTACAAATTTAGCCTCTTCAAATGTATATCCTATTTCTTGAGCTATTTCTCTAATCATTGCATGCAGTCTAGCTAATTGGGGATTACTCCCTTTATCACCACTTACACCAATAAATATTTCTAGTTTAACTCCTTCAGGTTGATCATTCAAAAACTTCTGATACTTATTACCTATAGCTTTCATTGGAAAAACTAATGCACCATTTTTAACAGTGCACTGGACAAATAAACTATCCTTCATTGGTTTGTATTTCTATTAATTTTTTAAGACATTCAAGTTCTGCTTCTTCGTAAATAGTATACATTCTTTGTATTGGTT